ACCAACTATTGTATTAGTTGAGTTAACTGGATAGGTTGGTAATGTAGCATAACCAGCGGTTGTTGTTACTGAATCACCGTAAAAAATAGCAGTGCCATAGTTATACTGAATCGGAAAATTTCTTGTCGACCCAGCAAAGACCTGACCACCGATAAGATTTACGGGCTTTAGCCCATACGGGGCTGATACTGTAGGATAAGCAGCCATTTAAATCTCCATTAATAAAGTTAAGTTCCTCTACCAAAGGTACTCGTGGACTTGTTCTCTTTGAAAAGCGGCATCCTTGGGTCACTTTGGCGCATTAAATTATTGTCTACAGCTTCCGTTTGAGCACGTGTTTGCTTATCGTAGTATTCGCTACGTTGAGAAACAAATTCAATTGGAGTTTTGCAGAGCAATAACCCGCCGATTTCGATGTTGTCTTTAAACTTTCCATCTCCAGCGGCTAACAGTCTGTACTTTGGCTGTTCTTCAAGACCTACGGGTTCCCAGCCTTCTCTCAATTTTGCAGAGATATTGCGTGGGTCAGCGGCGTTAAGTGTTGAAACACGAATCCATCGATAGGCGTACCCCTCCTGTTTGTCCGGCTCAGGAAGAAGTTCTGGGGGCATCCACTGTTTAGGACGCTCTTCAAACTCACGGGTAGTTACTTCACGATTTAATTTATTTTCAGCCATTTTGTTTCCTCATTTCTTCTGCTACTTTTTTCGCATAGAGTTCGATAGGAACTCCGAGTTTTTTTGCAAGTGCTACTTGGGTTGTAGTTAGTGTGATCTTTTTAGGCGCTACACTTCTAGTTACCGGAGCAACAACATTACTGGATTTACGAGATTTTTCGCTTTCGTCTATCCTTGCTTCACCTCCAAAATTCTCAGGAAAAACCTGTCGCATTCTAGAGTTAATTCGTTTGTAATACTCATCGCTTCGGGTATCTACCCCGGATTTAACCAATTTCTGATGCAACGCAAGAGCAAAGCCGGTCATCTCTTCGTCCTGTCCAAACCACTGATTATCATCTTGCCACGCTTGTGCTTTGGAGTCACGTTGCACTTCTGGTTCTATTTGTACACTACTTTCTTCGTTTTGTAAAGCAGGTCTGTAATTATCTACCTTATCAATCTTAAATTTAGTGTCTGTTAACAACTCTTGTGCTTCTAATAAGGCATCAGAATCTCCCGATTCGTAGGCTTCTTTGTACTTTTTCTTAGCTGTAGCCAAATCCACTTGTAGTGAATGTTTGGCTTGGTCTAATAAAACTTCGTTGCCTTTAGCAAGAGAACCTTTTAGCCGTCTATTCTCTTCAATAACTGAATTGGCAAGATTTACAGCTTCTTCTCGTTCCCGTTCAGCAGCTTCTTTGGCTCTACGAGTCTCGTGGATGCCTTTACCTAGATGGGCTAGACGGTCCTTTAGCTTCTGGTCAGAGTATCTGTTAAGTTCTTCCTCTGTAACATCAGCGGGCTGGTCCTTCATTGGAGTGCGGTTTCTATCCTTCTCAGGAGTGTCGTCTACAATCTCAATTTCTAGTTCTGCCTCAGATTCATCTACGGATTTACCCCTAGTATCTTCTATCTCGTCAGGGAATTTATATTCGTCTTTGTCAAAATCAGCCATTATTTTCTCCTAATTCCACGTGGGTCAGCAACAACTCCTTCTACGGAATCGTCATTTATGATACGAAACTCTTTGTTATGAATAACAAGTCTAGTACCAGCGTTGGGTCTTACTAGGATAAAATCGCCTTTTTTGCACCAAGGTCCTGTAGGAAATTTGTCCATATCAACATAACAATCCGGTCCTAAATCAACCACGAAAAGGACTGTAGTTAACAGTTCTTCATATCGCATGGTCTCATCTGACTTGGCTATGCCGTTATCAAATTCCTTTTCTGCTTCTGGAATAGCGCAGAGTATGCGGTATCCTGACGGTTTTGGCAGTTGGGTCGCTTTTTCTTCAGTCTTTTTGTTAAGAACTAAAGAAAGATCGACTGCCGTAGATAAATCATTCATCTTCATATCGCTCCTGTTTTCGCACGAGGTCTGTTAAATAAGAATCTGCGGTACGAAGACCTCGGATAACACCACAGATTTCTCGGTACTCGGCATACTCCTTAATTGCTCCGCTACCTAAAAACTCTACTAGTTCTTTTTCACGCTTCTTTATTTCTAAAGAGAGTACATCTAGTATCGTTGTCATTTACTTATTGGTCCCTTTCCAGATTGCATCAATTTTACTAATTCTTGATGCTGTTTAATCTCATTAACTCTGCCACCGTGTGCCATATTTTGCTGGTGTAACTGATCTTGCTGCATTAACTTCTGTTGTTGTGCGGCTTGCTGCAAACCAGCTTGCTGTTGACCTTGCGCTAACTGTTGCTGATGTGCCTGTTCTTGTTGCATTAACTGTTGCTGATGTGCCTGTTCTTGTTGCGCTGCAGCAAGAGGGTCAAACCCGGGGTCTTTGGAATTATGAGCCTTGAGTAAAATATCGGCTCTCTTAATCTCAATATCATCCTTGTCTTTCTGGGCTTTACGAGCAACATCTTGCGCCTGTAACTCCAACTCTTTCTGCTGCATCTGAACCACAGGGTCTTGTGCTTGTGCCTGAATCTTGGCTTGAGCGGCTTGACCTTGACGCAGTTTTAATAGCTGTTGACCAGCCATTGCTACAGATTGAGACAACTGAACTTCAATGTCTGGCGGTAGTGGCTTGTCTGGTGGAGGTAGTGCAACACCCAGTTGTTCTTGCATCTTCTGTCTATATTGGAACGCTAAGTGTTCTGCAATATGTGCCATTCCTGCCGCTTGCATTTGTTGTGCTAACGGATTCTGACCTATAGTTGACGCAATTGCTGGGTCTTGTAAGAACGATTGGTGCGATGCAATATGAGCGTCTTGGTCTTGGAAAATAAATGCTGTTGCTGGTTTTCCTTTTAAGAAGTTCATGTTCTCAGATACAGGGTCAAGCGGCATCGCATCTTCTTTTAACTCTACAAGCTTGTTAGCGTTCTTCACCCCTAACACATCTAGCATCTGCCGATGTAGCATTGGCAAGTTATAAATCTGTGGTGCTTGCTGGGCTAGTTGGAGGACCGCTTGGTACTGGACGATCTTTTGCGCCATTGTTGCAGCGTTTGGGTCAGAAACTGGAATAACGTCAATGTGCTCGTAATCAGACTTTTTAGCTTTCCTACTACCAATTTCAGGGTCATAATTGTAATCCTCTGGTGCGTTTTCTGCGATGATGAGTTTTAATAAACGCAGCTCTTGCTTCATCGCATAGTGAACACGAGCCTGTATTGCTGACATCGATTTAAGAGTACGCTCAAGAATTGCTAGTGTTGTACCTACTGGTGCGTTAGCAGACATATCAGACGATTGCAAATCTGCCGTTGAAGCAAACCTACGCCCATCTTCTACAATCTGATTTAACAAAGTAAGCAATACTTGACTTGGCTCTTTGTATGGCAACGTCATTAAGTTATCTTTAATACTACCGCTTGGTACATCAACATCTCTAAATTCTCCGGGCGCTATCGGTGTGTCATCTCCTATAACCCGCAAGCCACGGGCTTTGAAGCCACCCGGCAAATTGGATAAGGTTCCAGCGTCAACAAGTTGACGTATAAGGGAAGTGCCAGACTTGGCAAAAGCACCAACAAGGTGGATAAGACCAAAAGCGTAGATACCAAATCCCGGAATATAGACGTAATGTACGAAGTGCTGTCTCTTATTTTTGAGTGGGTCATTTTCTTTCCAATTCCTTCTAATACTCAACACTGTCTGAGTATTCTTCTCCATAGTAATAATGTAAGGTAGCGCAATGCCGTCCTCATCTTCATACCCCGGGAGGTCGTAGTTAACATTCATTTCAATTAACTTAAACCGGTCATCTGTAGTCGCCTTGAATCCCATCTTCTCAGCAATCTTTTTCTCAACTTCATCGAATGTATTTACAGGGTCGCCCAAGTCTACATCACGGTAAAACCCGCTAACTTGTAACCGTTTAATATCATTCTCAGTCTTACGCATGACGTGGGATACACGTTCAGCAGACTCAATACTTGACGCACCGTATGGCATAACCAAATCTTCTGCCGGTACATACATAGATACTTGTCGCCCAAGGCTTGGGTCTTCGTATACTTTCTTGAACGCATTACCTGCTAGACCTAATCCCCATATCATTCTTTCATGTTCAGGTCGGTATTCAATCATCACATCTGTTAACTGATAGTTCATATCTGCAGCTACACGGACGGCTGCATCTTTCTTATCTTGTGTCTCTTTACCAATAATCTCAGTTTTTACCGGACCGGCTGCTGGGAATGTAGCCATGATTGTTTCAGCTTGGAACTTAACTAGCGCCTCAGCTAAGAGCGGGTGGTATACACCGCAAGCACCTTCCCAAGGTTCACTTCTTTCTTCAATCTTCAGACCTAATAACTCTAGACCATCAACATATGTTTGTATCCAGTCTTTTCTAGAGCCAACGTCTTCTTCAAACGCTCCAAGTAACTCATCGGCAATGCTCTGCAAATCAGACTCATCCATGTACTCAGCGAGGTTGTCGTTAAACCCTTCTTCCTCTTCGGTATCGAGCAGGTTAACCATCTCATCGTCATCTTCCTCGGGAAGCACAACTTCAATTTCTTCCTCATCTTGCCCAAGAGCTTCCAAGCCACCCGGCGCTGCGTATAAACCTTTATCAATTGCCATAATTTATCCTTAGTAATATCCCTTGCGCCGCCCAGATTTAAAGTATTTAAGTTGTTCTGGTTCATCGGACGGCAGCCTAATAAACCCACCCTGTCTAAATCGCA